CCTGAGCATGGCCAGCAAACTGCGCGCCGCCTTCACCAACAGCGGCGCCAACCCCATCGACCAACTTGAAGCCGAAGGAGCCTTTGAATCATGAGCACCCCCATCACCCTCGCCGACATCCGCGCCGCCGCGGAGCACCTGGCCGCCCGGCACAACGACACCACCGGCTGCGCCGCGCTGCTGCAGGCCGAAATCAAAGGCATGATCGCGCCCGTTCTGGAGCGTTACAAAGCCACCCTGGACGGCTACGCCGCCGCCGAAGCGCTTGCCCACGCCGAACTCACCGAGCTGCTGGTGCGCGGCCCCCACCTCTTCGTCAAACCGCGCAGCCTGGCTGTGGATGGCGTCAAGGCCGGCTATCGCAAGGCCGAGGACACGCTGGACTGGGACGATGATGAGGTCGTCGCCAAGCGCGTCCTGGCGCTCCTGCCGCAGCAATACGATCTGCTGGTCAGAACCCAAGTCTCGCTGGTGGTCGATGCCCTGGCCACGCTCGACGCCGAGGACCTAAGGAAGATCGGCGTGCGCACCGTCACCGGCGCCGACCAGCACTACATCACCGTCGGCGACAACGATGCCGAGAAGCTCACCAAGCTGGTCATCGCTGCCGCCGCCGCCCGCCAGGGCGACGACGACAAGCCGCGCGCCGCCAAGGGCAAGGCGAAGGCGGGGAAGGCGGTGGCAGCATGACCGGCCGCAGCCCCACCGCCGCCGAGATCGCGCAGCGCGAAACCAGCGCCGCGGCCGGCATCGCCCAGGCCATCCTGCAGGAGCAGAATGCCGCGTGCATCGCCTGCGGTTGCACCGACCGGCACGCCTGTGCAGGCGGCTGCTACTGGCTGCGTCTTGATCGCGGCCGGGGGGTCGGCGTCTGCAGCGCCTGCCAGCCCTACACCGCCGCCTGGGACGCCGCCCGCGCCTTCGGCCCGCCCCACCTTGACCTGGTCGCGCATCTGCACCGCCAGCGCCTGTTCTCCGAGCGCACCTTCGGCCCCGGCCCGCGCACCGCTGGCGTCGTCGCCCGCATCCGCAAGGAACTGGCCGAGATCGAGGCGCAACCCGCCGACCTGATGGAATGGATCGACGTGGTGATGCTGGCCCTCGACGGCGCCTGGCGCGCCGGCCATGAACCCGCCGCGATCGCCCTGGCGCTCGCCACCAAGCTGACCAAGAACGAATTGCGCACCTGGCCCGACTGGCGCACCGCCGCGCCGGACACGGCGATCGAGCATGTGCGCGAGGCCGCCGAGTAACGCCATGCCCATCAAACCCGAGAACCGCGCGCGTTACCCGGCTAACTGGAAAGCCATTCGCGCTGCCATCCTGGAGCGCGCCGGCCACCGCTGCGAAGGCAGCCCGGCGCACCCGGACTGCCGTGCGGCGAACTACGAGCCGCACCCGGAGACGGCCAGCCTGGTGGTGCTGACCATCGCCCACCTCGACCACACGCCGGAGAACTGCGCGCCCGAGAACCTCGCCGCCTGGTGCCAGCGCTGCCACCTGGAATACGACGCCGCGCACCACCGGCTGACCGCCTGGAAAACCCGCCGCGCTCGCAAGGCAGTCGGCGATCTGTTCGAGACCGAAGGAGCTGCCGCATGACCTGGACCGCCGTAAAAGACAAACTGCCCGACGACGAAATGACCGTGCTGCTGGCACTCGCCGACGGCGAGGTGTGGCCGGGTTTCCATGAAGGCACGCAATGGTTCTACGTCAGCGCCGATCCGGTCGGCGTCGAGGTGCTGCTCTGGGCCGAGTTTCCCGCGCACCCCGGCGCCGGTGGCGACGGCGGCGGCATGGGTATGCCCACCACCGACCAGGTGCACAAGGGCGACCTGCGCCGCGTCCTGCGCGATCTGATCGCCACCATCGAGCTGCAGACCGACTGCATGGACAACACCATCGACCGCGCCACGCTCGATCCTTACATCGAGCGCGCCGAGGATCTGCTGGGCGAGACGCTGGAGGAGATCGTCAAGTGATGCTCACCAAGGAACAGCGTGCAGACCTGGCGGAGACGCTGGCGAGCCCTTGGGGCGCCGTTGCGCTTATCTGCGACGGGCGCCGCGTGGATCTGCAGGTTCAGCGAGAACGCGGCCCAAGCATCACGTATCGCGTCATGACGTATATCGACGGCAAGTTCCGCGGCTCCTGGTGCAAAGGCGACACGCCCGAGGCCAAGTTCCTGCGCAAGCGGGTAGCGCCGCTCACCTCACCAGCTCGGCGGAAGGAGGCGGAAAAAGCGCTGGGCAAGCGCTGGGTTGCCAAGCAACCGTTTTACACGGCGACGCACACCTTCTGGCACCCCGACTGGCCCAACGGCAAAGCCGCGATCAATCACCTGTGCAAGGCCTGCGAGTCCGTCGAGATCGCGCCGGAAGCCGCCGCACCATGACCCTCCCCCGCAACAAGCTGCTCGCCCGCCTCCACTGCATCAAGAAAGAGCAGGGCTGGTCCGACGACGAGTATCGCGACATCCTGCAGGCCAGGAGCGGCGCCCGCTCCGGCGCCGATCTGGACGATGCCGCACTGGCGCGTGCGGTCGCCGCCCTGGGCGCGCAGAAGCCGAAGGGCGCCAAGCCGGACAACGAATGGCAGTGGGTCAACACGGCCGCCGCCGACAAGCGCCCGGTGCTGTGGAAGATCCGCCGCATCTGCATCAATCTGGGCATCGCACGCGGCCAGCAGATCGCCTACGCCGAAGGCGTCGCCGCCCGCATCGCCGGCTGCGAGCGCCACCTGCGCATGATGGACGCTGGCGAGCTGTGGGTGCTGATCGGGCCGCTGGAGAGGACCGCGCGTTACAAGGCGGGCACGTGAAGCTCTCGCTCGCCCACCTGCCGCGCACCGCCCGCGACCTGGTTGATCTGATCGGCCTGCCCGCCGCCCTAGCGCTGATCGAAGCGCGCGCCGGGCAAGTCATCACCGTGCCGAAGCGCAAACGCAAAGCCGGCCACACCCTGTTCGAAGAGCTGGCCGACCTGATCGGCGCCGACGCCGCTGAAAAGATCGTCGGCCGCTATGGCGGCGAATACCTGACCGTGCCATCATGTAAGCGCGCCGCGCACGCCGTGCGCGATGCCGAGCTGCAGGCCCGCTTCGACGCGCTGCTGCAAGAAGGCCAGGGCGCCCGCGCCGTCGCCAATCAGCTCGCGGCCGAGTTTGGCCTCGATGTCAGTACCGTCTGGCGCGCCAGCAAGCGCGCCGCCGCCGACACCGCCAACCCGGCGGCGGTGATCGAGACGCGCCAAGCCGAACTCTTCGCCTGATTTCCCCGCTGGCGCCCGCCAGCGGGTTTAGCTTCGCGCGCCCGAGCACCATGCGGCAATGTGCTCGCGCTGCCGCCTATACCACACTGATCCCGCCAACAAGATGACGGCGCACGGCTTCGGCCGCTGCGCGCATCTGGACGTCTGGCACTACCGCAGCGGCCGCGCGCCGGCCTGCCACTTCGACCCGTCCCGCTTCGCGGAGGCCAAATGAAGATCCCCCGCATGATCGTCTCGACGGTCCTCTCGATCGCCCTCGGCATCGCCATCAGCCAGCTGGCCCCCCAGCAGGCCCTGGTCACGCTCTACAAGTTCAGCCTGGTCACCGGCGCCGGCGTCGCCGGCTACTACCTCGACCGCGAACTGTTCCCCTACGCCCGGCCCGACATCTTTCTGGTCGGCGGCCGCGAGATCGCCTTCGCCGCCGCGCAGATCCGGCGCGCCCTCATCGTCGGCGCCATGATGCTGGCCGTGGGGCTGGGTGCCTGATGATGGCGCGCATCGCGGCCCGCCTGGCGCTGGCGCTGATCGTCGTGGCATTGATCGGGCTGCCGCTCATGGCGCTGGCGCAAGACATCCCCCGCGAAGCCCAGCAGTACCGCCGCGAGCTGACCCGCAACGCCCGCATGATCTGGGGCCTCGATGCCCCGGTGGCCACCTTCGCCGCACAGATCCACCAGGAGAGCGCCTGGCGCCCCGATGCCCGTTCGCCCTACGCCCACGGCCTGGCGCAATTCACCCCGGCCACCGCCGACTGGATCGGCGGCCTCGACCCGCCGCTGGCCAATCCCGACACCGGCAACCCCACCTGGGCGCTACGCGCCCTGGTCCGTTACGACGCCTGGCTCTATGCCCGCGCCCCGGCCGCCAGTAACGCCACGCCCTGCGCCCGCATGGCGCTGACGCTACGCGCCTACAACGGCGGCCTGGGCTGGCTGCAAAAGGAAGCCCGGAGCGGCCGCCCCTGTGAAGCCTTCCGCAGCGCCGCCAACTGCCGCGAGAACCTTGGCTACCCGCAGCGCATCCTGACGCGGCTGGAGCCGATCTATGTCCGCGCCGGCTGGGGCACGGGGGTCTGCGCATGAACACCCTACTGATCGCTTTGGGCATCTTCCTCGCCGGCTTCGGCGCCGCGTGGAGCTGGCAGGGCGCGCGCGGCGCGGCTGAGATCGGCACCCTAAAGACCAAGCACGAAAAAGAAGCCGGCGCTGCCGCACGCACCGCGGCCGGGGATCTCAAGGCCGCCCAGGATCGGGCCGACGCCATTGCCCGCGCCGCCGCCGTGCGTGACGCCACGCAGGACCAAAAACTACAGGAGGCACACCATGCGCTCAAGACTGCTACCCGCAACCGCCCTTGCCTGGGCGGCCCTGCTTTGCGCCTGCTCGGCGAATCCCCCGGCCTCCGGCTCGCGCCTGCCATCCCCGCGCCTGCCGGCCCACCTGACCACGGATCTGCCGCCCCTGCCGCCGATCCCGCGGACCAGGGAGAACACGCCACCGACACCCAGATCGCCGACTGGATCGCCACCGCCGGCACCTTCTACGAACGCTGCCGCAATCGCATCCGCGACATCCGCGCCTGGAGTGAAGGGTCGTGACTGATGTGTTCGATCGCGCCTCCGATCTCGAAGAGCAACAGCGCCAGGATGCGCTACAAGCGCAAGCCCGGCGCGCCGGCCTTGACGGCAAAACCGTCAAGGACTCGGCCTCGCATTGCGGCGTCTGCGGCTGCCTTATCCCTGTCGCCCGGCGCCGTGCCGTGCCCGGCGTGCAAACCTGCGTGAGTTGCCAGGAAGACCTCGAAAGGGCCGTGCTATGACCGTGCAAGTTGAATTCTGGCAGCTGGTGACCTTGCTGGTCGCCTTCTTCAGCTTCGTCGGCGCCGTCGGCAAGTTGCTGCTCAACCAGATCGACAAGCGCCTGGACGAACGCTTCACCGCCCAGGAGGAAGTTCGCAAGGGCGCGCAGAAGATCTGGCAGAAGGCCTTCGACGACCACATGGCCGCCGAGCGGCGCGAGACCGAAGCCCTGCACCAGCTGGAAAAAGACTTCCTGCGCTTCCAGGGCGATCTTCCGCTGCACTACATCCGCCGCGAAGACTACATCCGCAACCAGACCATCATCGAAGCCAAGCTCGACGGCCTGGCGCTGAAGCTGGAAAACATTCAGTTGAAGGGGAATCGCCATGATTGACACCCAGCGCGTGCGACGCGAATTCATCCGCTGGATCCTGCTGATCGCGCTGAACAATGCGCGCGCCGGCGGCGGCGCTTCCGAGAACCTGCTGCTGCAGATCGTCCAGGGCGAGTACGGCGACGCCTCCGCCATCGAGATCCGCGCCGAGCTGGATTACCTCGAAGCGCGCGACCTGGTCAGCATCGACAAGCGGCCCGACGGCCGCTGGGTGGCCGACATCGGCCGCTACGGCATCGATATCGTCGAGTACTCCGTCGACTGCGACCCCGGCATCGCCCGCCCGAAGAAATACTGGCCCGGTAGCTGAGCCGTGGCCAAGCGCTCCAAGATCGCCACCATGCCGGCCGAGGTCAAGGCCTGGCTCGACGCTGCCCTGGTGGAAAGCAATTTCAGCGGCTACGAGCAGCTCGAAGCCGAGTTGAAGGCACGCGGCGTCCATATCGGCAAGAGCAGCATCCACCGCTATGGCAGCGCCTTCGAGAAGAAGCTGGCGAACCTGAAGCTCGCCAGCGAGCAGGCCAAGGCGATTGTCACCGCCGCCCCTGACGATGAGGGCGCAGTGAACGAGGCGCTGATGCGCATGGTGCAGGAACACCTGTTCAACCTGCTGAACGCCGAAGAGGCCGGCGGCTTCGATTTGCCCAAGGTGGCCCGCGCCGTGGCCGACCTCGGCCGTGCCACGGTCACGCAGAAGAAATGGCAGACGGAGGTCCGCGCCAAGGCCGCCGCCGCGGCTGACGCGGCCGAGAAGATCGCCAAGAAGGGCGGGCTGTCCGCCAGCGCCGTCGACGAGATTCGCCGCAGCATCCTGGGCATCGCCACGTGATTGCCGACCCGCTCACGCACACGCTGACCCCGGCAGCGGCGGCCGATGCGCCGCCGCCGGCGTTACTGCCCTACCAGCAGCGCTGGGTGGCCGACGACTCGCAGCTCAAGATCGCCGAGAAAAGCCGCCGCATCGGCCTCACCTGGGGCGAGGCCGCCGACGACGCACTGATCGCGGCCAGCGACGGCGGATCCAACGTCTTCTACATCAGCGCCACCCAGGACATGGCTATCGAGTACATCGAGGCCTGTGCCATGTGGGCGCGCGTCTATGACCTGGCCGCCAGCCAGATCGAAGAGGGCATCCTCGAAGACGGCGACAAGGAAATCAAGACCTACAAGATTGACTTCCCGAAATCGAAGAAGCGCATCGTCGCGCTCTCCAGCCGGCCGGCCAACCTGCGCGGCAAGCAAGGCGTGGTGGTAATCGACGAAGCCGCCTTCGCCGCGGATCTGGCCGGCCTGATCAAGGCCGCGATGGCCATGCTGATGTGGGGCGACAAGGTGCGCATCATCAGCACCCACGACGGCGACGACAACCCCTTCGCCGAACTGATCAACCAGGTGCGCGCCGGCAAGCGTGGCGGCACCGTGCATCGCATCACCTTTGCCGACGCGGTGGCCGATGGCCTGTTCCGGCGTGTTTGCCTGCGCAAGGGCGCGCCCTGGACCAAGGAAGCCGAAGACGCCTGGGTGGCGGCCGTGCGCACCTTCTACGCCGAAGACGCCGACGAAGAGCTGGACGTGATCCCGGCCAGGGGCGGCGGCACCTACCTGCCGCTGGCCCTGATCGAAGCGCGCATGGTGGCGCCGGGTGAGATCGTGCCGGTGGTGCGCATGCGCTGGCCGGTCGAGTTC